TGCCAGTAGTACCCCTAGACTTATCTGATTCACTAGGAGGCAATGCAGTTTCAACCTTATCTACTCTGCTTTCAAACTCTTGCTCTAGCCTTTCTCTTACTTCTTTTTCTTGAAGAGAGCCTAACTCAGGAACTAAATTGCCAGAGCTTGGTTGCCTAGGGTCAGGCACTAAAAGTATTTTGGAATTATCAGTAGCTGCTTCACCTCTGTTCTGAGTAAATGAATACCCACCAATCCAATCCGTAAGCATACTACCTACGTTCGTAGAATTGGTCATCATTGAATCTATCCAATTAGCTTTAGCATCTTTGTATTCAGTGCTTTGCCTAGCGTCTTCTCTAGTCTTTACTCCACCCACATTTTGAGCTAACACTATTTTGGCTAAATTATCTACACCTTGCTGTACATTTTTATTCCAGTCGTACTTATCTATCTTAATGTTTAGCCTGTTTTTTAAGGCTTGCATGGTAGAGAAGTCATTAGGGTCTTTACTAAGTTCGTTAATACCTCCTTTTCCGGGAACTGTTTTCCCAACACTGAACTGTCCATTGGTAGGGTTTACATATAAACTGTGGTTTTGAAAGTTAGAGAACCCTTCAATCTGCTCCATTAAATACTGTTCTTGAGCAGCACTAACTCCTGATTGCAGGCGCTCCATTTTTTCTTTGTACTTGGTATCGTATCCTTTAACCAGAGCTAACATTTCATTAGTTCCGTCTATAGCGTTTTGCCTCTGTACATTATAATCTTTTAATCTTAACTGACCACTTCTCAATAGCCTGTCTTGCATTAGTCTAACCTCTTGAATACTGTTAGCACCATCTAAAAAGAATTGATTAATACCAGTGTGCCCACTTCCCTCTGCTTCAGTAAGAACTTTAGAGAACTCCCTTGAGGCATCGTCTATTTCTTTTTTCTTATCTTCTCTTGCTTTTCTTTCATCAAGAAGCATATCACTTATGCCGCTACCAATAGAAGACCAATCTATCTCATTAGCAACTTCTCTTTTTACATAGCCTACATATGTCTTTGCCATAATATTAGTTTCTTGAATTAAGCGATGCTAGATTAGGTGCTGTAAATGCAGTAGTTTCAAGTATTGGACTGCTTACATCAAACATGGGGTTGGTAACTTTAAAAGTGTCTGGCAAAAACACATTTTGTCCTTGATACTGACCATATAAAGTTGGGTTTGCTGCCATAGCATTTTGACTTACCATATTCCCTCCTACGCTAGAAAAGTCTGGCCCTTTTCTTTGAAACAAAGGAAGCAATTCGTTCTTATAATCTAAAGCTGTTTTTCCTATATTTTTTAATCCTTGAAACCCTTGCTGTACAGCTTGCATTTGAGACATTTGTGCGTCTCTTGCTGCTTGCTGTGCTCCAGCCACACCCATCATTTCTAAGTTAGCTAAACCAGTTTGAAGCCTAGAATCTTCTTTTGCTCCCATCATCTCTAATTCTAAAAGCCTATCCGCTTGAGCTGTTGCAATATTTCTTTGTCCCGCTTGTTGTGCCATTTGAACTCTACCAGCGGTAGCCGCAGCTCCTCTCCCCTCGCCTTCAGCACCTGCCCGTAAGGCTTGTTCTCCTGAGCTCAGTAGCGCTTCTCGTTCTCGCTCATACGCTTCTTTAGGAAGAGAAAGTCCTTTTAAGTAATTCGTTTCCATTATTTTTTCAGCAGCTTCCATTGACTTTGCCGCTTCGTCTTCAGCTTTTCTTCTAAGTTTTCCTTGTTTACTGGCTTGAGCAAAAGACATTACTGTCCCTGCTGCTGAAAGCCCTAAAGCCGCTATAGTAAAACCTATACCTACTCCTGCCATAATTTTTTTATTTTATTAATAGTTTTTTTTGGCAAATCTTTATAGTCATTAGTATAAACATCAGCCTCTGCTTGTTCAAAATTTTTTGCTTTAGTTTTATATACACAAGACCAATCTGTATCTTCATGTATATAGAGAACTCTTTGCGCTCCCGCCTTTGTAAATATTGTTTTAGGAGCCTCTATGGTATTAACCTCTCCATCATCCCCCAAGTAAGAAACCTTACCTCGAAGTAAAAAAGACGGATGGTTTTGTTTATGAATCATACTTACTACAAACGAACCTTTAGGCATAAAAACTTCACGAGTGTATAAGCCTCCTTCAATGTGTTGTTTCAAAGGGAAAAGCTCTTGCATCTCTTTGGACTGAACATCTCCAGATTTGTGTGTGACAACACCTTGCAACTGCTCTAATTGTTTAGAAAACTCTGCAATCTTTTCCCACATCATACCTCTATAGGTGGTGATGTTGCTTATAATCTCAACCGGTAAAGCTTCTACACTCATTTAACTACAAAGATACTAATTTTACGGATAGCTTTTCATTACTTCTGACTCTACTGCAAATAATTCAGTAGGCGTGCTGTCTGTGTTTGTTATTGTGAACTCACAGTAATGACCTAGCACTCCATTAGATTCTGCTTCTTGGTTTTTAATATACATTATAAACCCGTCTTGTATAGGCAATGCAACAGCTCCGCTGATACTGTTGTCTATAACTATATTGTTGATTTCGTTCTGTAAATCTATATTTATTGAGGTAACCTTACCAACCATTTCTATAGCGCTGTACGGAGGTGGAGCGTAATATATAATGTCGCCAACACTTAAACCACTTCCTATCTCTATGAGTGGATTAGTAGAAAAGTTTATAGTTGTGCTAGTCCCGCCAGTAGCTACAGAAGAACTTCTTCCTATACCACTTGCCGAGCGCATAACATATTCATCTGAACCAGCTGGTTGCGTACCATTGTTTCTTATAAAAGCAAACCACGCTCCTTCTTTTTTCTCAAAGTAAGTGCTATCTATACTAGCTCCAGTCTGTATATCACTGTCTAATGTTATGCTCCAGGTAGCATCCGATTCTAAGTTAATGGTTTTAAATAATTTATTCTCTAAAGGCATTTCATTAAATACGCTCGTAAGAGTAGAGTTATACTGTACGTTATAATAGTTATTGCGTAATGAATTAGTATTATGTCTGTATAAATTACCAGCCTTTAACGAATAAAAATAGTTGTTCATACCTATCATCCAGTCGGAAAAGTAGGAATAGAATGAGGGCCACCCCTTAACACTATCGCTATAGCTTAAAGTATATTGTTTATCTGGGTCTCCCTGCGGAGGTATTACTGGAGGCTGTAAGTTTGGACAAGTTGTATTGTCAAACTGTAAGTTGTTTTGACCACCCATATATCCGTGGTAGTAACACTCGTAGCTAGTAGTACCATAATTTCCAGTTGCGGTTATAGTTACATCTCCATAAAAATACTCATAGGTATTTCCATCGAGCCCCGTTTTCAATCCTGCGCTCGTAGTTCCTGTATAGCTTATCTGACCTGTTTTACCAAAGTTGTGTATGGCAATAGGATGTGTTGAAGGAACTCCTGTCAATACAAAAATACCAGTTCCTGTTCCGTATAAACCATAGTTGCCACCAAACACATAAGAGTTTACACTTCCTATCGTTTGAAATGTTACTGCATTTGTACCGCTCAAACAATAATCCGGAGTGGTTGGTATAGGAGGAGTTGGGGGTGTAGGACTGGGCGTCGGTGTTGGAGGAGTAGGCGGAGTCGGTGTTGGAGTAGGCGCTGGTCCTGAACATATATTATAACCCGAGCAATCGTATTTATGAGTAACTACACCATTGTTTGCTAACAATAAAGACCCTGTTCCAGTTGCTGGCGTTGAGCCAGGTGTAGCTATATAAAACTGATTGCTTCCTATAAATGGATTGGTAAGATTTGCATCCAACCAAAAATGCTGTGTTCCACAAGATATACTTGCATAATCTGGTACGTCGGAGTATACTGTTACGGGAGCATTAACACAAACTGTTGGCTTTACAAAAGAACCATTTCCCTGAACCGCATTAAACTGCCAAGAATATGAAGTTACCGGCCCTGGAGTCGGTGTGGGGGCTGTACATTGAGAACAGCCATTTAAACCATAATCAGCAGCTGGATTGACAAACTGTCCATTATCTGCTCTTCCCCATACTCTCCAGCAATGACCAACAGCCTGTCCAGAAGAGCCAAGACCATATATTAATAAAACATAATTATATATTTGTTGTGTTTGAAAAGACGCATCTACAAAGACGCTTGCATTATCACAACTTTGTAACCTATAATAAAAAGACATATGGTTTTATTTAACTACAAATTTACAAAAATTTATTGTGGCTAATCTAAGAAGCCCCAGATTCCAGTTTGATGATGTTTAGTAAAACTAATGCCTTTTGAATTATTAAATAAGTTTGCTGGAAGTATTTCAATATGCTTGTTAGTTGCAGAAGTAAATTCTGATAAAGCAATAGGACCTACAGTTTTTCTTACAATTGTTCCTCGCACATCTTCAATTAAATTAGGATAAGCTTTTACTTCATCCAAATTATTATATATACTATTTCTACAATAGGTTAAAAAATCTTTCCAAAAATCTGAAGGTGGGGAAATCATTAAACTGTTTTGTAATATCTCATCTCCAGCTGAAGCTTCTATAATATATATTTTACTTTCATCTAATTGATGAATAAATGGAGATTTTAGTTCAATATCTATATCTATATATGCACCTCCAATCTTTTCTAATATTAAACCTCTCACATAATCTAGCTTAAATATCTTATGTAAGCTATTTAATAGCTTGAAAAAATCTGGGTCATTTTTTTTTATAAAATTATCTATGTCATTATCGTTCCATATTCTGATAGAGCTGTAACTATTTTGCCAAGTCTCTAAACAGAATTGCCATTTTGCTACCCATTTAGTTTTATCTTCAGGAGCTAAAAAATGTAATATCATATAAGTTTGTAATGAACAAAAAAGTTCCTGTAGTATGTGCCTTGAAAATTTTCTAGCCTTCCGTGAGGACAAATAGCAGATTCATATAATATCATATCACCTGGCTCTAGGTATACTTTATACCACTCTCCATCGTGACCTTTTATATCTAAAGGCCAATCGTCTCCAAATTCTTTGTTTTGACATCCGCATCTTAAATCTTTATCTACAAGAATGATAGATGACACATGATGTGTTTCTATTCTATCCGTATGTTCAACTAAGCTAGACCCTCTTAAATAAGACCTTATTCCGTACATTGCTGATGGCTCGATATTTACACCGGCAAAGTCTCTATGTATAGGCAGGAGCTGCTTGTGTATTAAATTTCTTATATTAGGTGTATGGTCGTAGGATATAATCTCACTATCTCCTTTTATAAAATGGTCCTTGCCTTCAAAAATCTCGATGTTTCTTTTGTCCTTTAAAAGCTCATAGGAATCTTGTATTAAATTCCATGTATCTTCTGGAACTCTAACAACATCAAATCCTTTTGTGGTTAGCTTAGGTATTTGAGATTTATCAGTATAAACTTTTGGTTTATTTATATAGCTAGCAGAATCTCCAGCTCCATCCCAAACATTTTCTCTCCACCAAGAAGTGATAATATATTTTTTCCCTTTTATTATAGGCATACCTTCATGCATAGCAGACTCTAAGCATTCCCCATCAGACATATTTTCCCAAGCAACAGCCTTACCTTGTTCTGGTTTTACTATAGTATTTAAGTTTAAAAAATTTGTACCACCCCCCTCAAAATCATCATTAAGATAAATCATTAAAGTATGAGTTCTATTTCCTGAAGCTAGACAATGCTTGTCATAAGCAGGGCCTGAGAAAAAATCTTGATGAGCTTTAAAGTACTGACCCTCTTCATAAAGTTGTCCTTGTAGATGCTCTCCTTTTAAGATGTTTATTCCTAAAAAATTAGCAATTTTACTATGAATACGCTGAACAGTAGGGTTGTTATGGTCTAAATTACAAGTGCTAGAGGTCCTTGTTTTTGATATAGTACTTACATC